GAAGAGCTTCAAAGAGAAGCGGCAATCCAACTCCTCCCCGACATCAAAATCATCTTCGACTGACAAAGAAGAGACAATCGACCTGAAATAACCTCCGTCCCCAGAAGGGTAAGGTGATCTAAGTGCCGGTTGGTCAAACGGTTCTATCTATCTAATCACTTGAAAGGTGAGCAATCATGTTTATCGAAGCCATTTTCTTGTACGCAGCACAGCCGGAATGCCCAAAAGGCAATTGCAATCCAGTCCAGCAACCAACGGCAGCAATCGTAACGGTTGAACGCCCTGCCAAATTAATTACCTTGCCGCCTCGCCCAAACAACGGTGGTCGCCGCCCACGGAAATCGCTTTTCCACAGCAAGCCAGCGGCAACGCAAATGAATTACATCTACATCTGTCCCAACGGGGCATGCAAATAATGTTTACCCAACTCATCATACGCCTGATGACTCCACTGATCGTGGAAGTGATCAAGGAACTGCTCCAGCAACTCGCCAGGGGCGAAGTCGTGAGCCTCAATGAGGAAACGGTTAAAGCCGCAATGGTTCAGCGTGAAGACGCTATTTCCAAAGCAGTAGCCGCAGCGACAGCTGGCCTGTGATACGGGTGTTCGCCACTTTCGGATACATCATACTTGGAATTCTTATCGGTTTGTCCTTGTGTCTCTACTGGTCTATGGATGACGACTGGTACGAGAAGTGGGAACACCAGGACAAGCCGGAAGGGTGGGATTGATTATGCTTTTCGCTGCACTGATGCTACTTGGGCAGACCTCGATCCCCTCTTTCAACGTACCTCCGGTAACGGAAGTCTCCGTTGTTTTTGTAGATCGCGGTAGGACATACGTTGTCGGTACACAATCTGGAACAGTCAAGGCTTATGACGGGCAGGAAACTGACCCTGAGAAGAAACCCGTTCCACCGAACCTGACAGGCCTTGCAAACGAGTTCTGGTCCATAGTGACCATTACTGTGCCTGACAAGGCAAAACGCAAGCAAGGGGCATTAGCCCTCGACAAATCGATACAGATAACTGAAGCACAGGCTGGAGCGTTGGGCCTTGACATGGCTCAGGTCATCGGAGTATTGGCAAAGAGTGCTGACGATAATGGGATTCGGACTTATTGGTCTGGCGTGGCTCTTGGCGATCTGCTTGCAAGCAAGGGATACAAGACACGCGAAGAACTGCTGGCGGCATTAGCTGAAATCAAGAAAGCCTGCGAGGAGTTGAGCAAATGACACCTTACGATGCTCTCAACTTCGGGTTCGGCTGGCACAAAGATCCTCAGGAAGTCGCCCGAATCGTCTCAGAAAATGGAATTCAAGGCTTTTCCGCAACAGCTCCCCACCTCATGGACTCCGCTCCCACTGGGCCTGTCATACTGACAAAGTACATGGACATGGTCTGGGGTAAGGACAAATGGATTTACAATCAGGGTTCATGCGGATCATGCGTTGCTAACGGTGCTGCTATGGCGGCAGAAATTCTTGTGGCCGAAGACATAACAGATAAAGGTGCCGAGAACCCCGGTCGCCTCGACTGCATGTCCATTTATTGGGGTAGCCGTGTCGAAATTGGTGGTGGTAGGATTTCAGGGGAAGGCTCTGTCGGAGCTTGGGCGGCCCAGTATTTGCAGAAATACGGCGTTCTCCCCCGTAAGAAATATGCATCCGTAGATCTTACGAATTACAGTGCAGCCCTCTGCTGCTCAAGTTATGCCCGTAAAGGTGTTCCAGACGACCTCGAGCCAACTGCAAAGCTCCACCCAATCAAGTCTTACGCCAAGGTTGACTCCTGGGACGAACTCGTCAGTGCAATTACCTCTGGCTACCCAGTCACAGTCGCTTCCGATCAGGGGTTCAGTTACAAGCGTGATGCAAACGGATTCTCAGCCCCTAAAGGCTCATGGTCGCACCAGATGATCATCATTGGGATTGACCTCTCGGACGAGTCCGCAGTGATCCTGAATTCATGGGGCAACGACTGGATCTCAGGCCCGAAGCCCGACTGGATGCCCGCTGGAAGTTTCAAGATCCGCAAGAAAACTGCGGAAAGCATGCTTAAAGAGGGCGATTCCTGGGCCTTCAGTGACCTGACTGGCTGGCAACGCAAAGAAATCCCCTGGGCGAAACTCAATTGGTAGCCTGGTCTTTGTTCCTGCTGTATTTCTACCTGTACTTGATCTTCAACACAATCGCTCTGGCAATAGGGACCATCAGACATGCCTCAAGAACCAGACGGCGACGATGAAGTCACGAAAAAGTCTCCGATTGATTCGCTACTGGTCGATCTCGAGCAAATTGACGTTCAAGATAACGAAGGCTTTCAAGCCTGTGTCCTGCATCACTCCCGATTGCAATCGCTTCTGGGCGTCTGGCTACATGCCTCTCAAATGCAGTTAAGCAGCGAAGACGACCTGGTCATGGACGAACTCAGGCAGCAACTAAAACTCCTCTTGGCCGATCAGACCCACGACAAATATCTGAAGACAGTCAGCGTGTTTCGTGCAGGAGACTACACGGCAGAACCAGAAAAAATTTAGTTTGCATCAACAATTGTTTATCTGTTAATATATATAGGTGAGTATCTATCCATTGCGAGGAAAATATCGTGTCTGAACCGGAACTAAGTCTGGTTTACAAGCTGGCCCCAGCACCGAGAGTTGATAATTCCGACTCTGGCGGGTTCGCTGGATACGCTTCGACATTCCATTTCCTTGATTATCATGGCGACATTATCGCCCCAGGTGCTTACAAGGCTGATATCCAGAGGTTTATGTCCAAAGGGTTTATCGGTGGCGTGAATCACGACCATGCGAATCCCATCGGCAAGCCAGTCGAACTCTTTGAGGATGCCAAAGGGCTGTTCCTCGAGGCAATTCTGGTGGATACGGTCAAAGCTCAGGAAGATCGCAAACTCATCACGTCAGGCGTTGTCAAGGAATTGTCGGTGGGTATTATCCCATTGCAAATTAAGCGAATGACGAAGAAAGACACGCTCGACTATTGGAAGAAGGCCGGATACAGCCCATCCGAAGAAGAGTTGATGCGAGCCGAGAGCGGTTCCCGCCTGATCAAACGAGCAAAACTACTCGAAATTTCACCAGTCGCACTCGGTGCAAACGAACAAACAGCCATCTCGTCCTTCAAAGCTGGGCGAAAGATCTCACAGACAACGGCAGACCTACTGGCCCAAGTGTGCGCCCAGGTCAAAGCGTCCTACGAAATGCTTGAAACTCTGCTTGTCGATGCCGGAATCAAATCCGAATCGGAAGAAGAACCCGCCGAAGCTCCGGCCCAGGCAAAAGTTGCAGTTGAAGACCCATTAAACGACCTTCTCGAAGCGTTTCGCGCCTACATCAAGGAGTAATCCCATGGCAGCATCGCCAAAATTGCGTGCTGAGTTCAAAAGTGCCTTTGCTGAGGCTGAAGCACTTCGGTTGAACGAAGATCGCAACGACGACCAGACAGCTCGCTACAAGGCAATCTTGCAAGAGACCCTGCCTACGCTCAAAGCCAAAATCGACGAAGCCGACGCCCTCGACTCCGTAAACCTCGATTCCTATCGCGACCTGACAAACAAGTCTGTTGGCACACCTTACAGTGGCTCAACACGCTCTGCCGGGTTCACAACGATCTCGGATTCAGGTGAGGTTCAAGACGATGGTCTGGGCATCCTGACAGAGAAACAAAACAAGTCGATCTCGACTCCAGAATACGCCCGAGCCTTCAAGGCTTTCCTCCACTTCGGTGAAGACAAGCTCAAGAACAACTACGCTCGGACATTCAAAACGCTGGTTGAAGGCATCGACGAAGGTGCTGGCTATTTCGTACCACCTGACATGCTCAATGAAGTCATTCAGCGTAAGCCAGCCCCAACAACGCTTCGTGGTCGTGTTCGTCAGATCACCACCAATAGCAACCGTGTTGTCATGCTGCGTACCACCTTCCGCGACGATGTCTACACCAGCCCGATTCAGGGTATGTGGACAGGCGAAGCCGGAACACCAAGTGCTTCCCTTGAGCCAACCTTCGGTGAAGTCTCGATCCCAGTTCATGAATACATGGGCCGGATTTCGATGTCCAACACGCTCTTGGAAGACTCAGGATTCAATCTGGAATCCTACTTCAATCAAGAGTTGCAAACCTGGCTGGATCTCCATTACGAGAAGCACCTTGCTTACGGTACGGGTGTAGGCCAACCTCGGGGCATCTGGAACTCGATTTCCAGCAGTTCGGGTGGCGAGGCAGGTAAATTCGGCTTCGTGACTGCATCTGGTTCTAGCTCGACGCTGGACGCTGATACGGTTAAATCCATGCGGTTCAGCATTCTGCCTCAATACGCCCAGCCAAACTTCAGCTTCGTGATGCACCAGCAAACAGCGAAGACTGTGAGCCTGTTCAAAGCGTCCAACGGTCAGTACCTGTTCCAGAGCGGTCAGAACTTCCCTGGCATTGTCCAGCCGATTCCTGACTCGATTGACGGGTTCCCAATCAGCTACTGCCAGTTCGCTCCTCTTCAAGGTACGAGTGGTAACCCAGTGGCGTTCTTCGGATCGCTTCAAGGCGTGTTCATGCCGATTCGTATGGGCTTATCTGTACGGGTCTTAAATGAAATCGAAGCCGTGAACAATCGCCGTGTTTACCTCTTCCGTTTGCGTTGGGGTGCAGACACGATCCAAGAACAATACGGCAAATTCATCAAGGTATCTTGATATAAGCACAAGAGGAGAACCATATGTCCCGTCATAATCAGCTCTTAAGCGGCGTACAAGTCAAGCACCTTGCTTTTACCTCTGGCAATAGCACGGCTGTTCAGGTAAACAGTGCCAACGGACTCTTCGGTGGGGTGACCTTTCTGGTCAACTTCGCTCTAGCTGCATCCTCGGCAATCAAGGTTCAGGAATCAGCCGATGGTTCCACATGGACTGACCTTACGGTCGGTTATCAGGTATCAACCACATTTGGCACGCCAATTACTGCCGTTCCTGCTGTTCCTGGTGCTGCAATTTCGGCATCTGCTACGACAGCCGCGACAAACCAGTTCCTGGCGATCAGCGTCAACCACCCAGGCAAGGACACGGCTGTCCAAGTGTCAAACACAACCGCTTTTGTGAGCAAGCCTTACATGCGTGTTGTAGCGACAACTGGAACAGCCACCTACGGCGTTGCCCTGCTTCACAACTCCAATCTGACTCCGGTTCCGCAACCTGATGTTGCCATCGAGACCAAGGGAACCAACTGATTCCCACCTTTCGGCCCTCTGGGGCGACCTTCGGGTCGTCCCTTGGGGTTCGAGAGTTTAAGGAGACCCTGTGGATATTCTGCTGACTCTAACCGAATGCCTGACGTATATTCCTTCACTAGCAGATGCTCCATCGGCTACTGTACAGGTCTATATCGATGCTGCTTCGAGATCAGTAGAGAAGTTCTGCAACCGGATTTTCCTATCTGACACAGTCACCGAGCGTTACGTTATCAATCAAAGCCAGCGGATCTACCTTCGTAGAACACCAGTTACAAGTGTTTCCCGAGTCGCAATCTACCAGCAGTCCGACCCTGTCAAGGGCGATTCCTGCGGCTACGTGGACAGCTATAACTCCAGCGAAACAAACCTGACCGAAACAAAGCTGGACATCAATCTCGAATACGTTCTCGAGCCGTCTACAGGCGTACTTACATTCGTCAATCCATATATAAACAGATTTAAGTCATTCATCAAGCAAGATAACCCGTACAGTTTGCAATATTTTTACACAGTCGATTACACGGGTGGCTTTGACTATTGCCCAGATCCCGTAAAACTTGCAATTGCCCAGCTGGTCAGCAGCATGTACTCGTCTTCAAAGTATGATGACTCGCTCCAGTCCGAAAGGATTGGCGATTACTCGTACACGCGATCTGGAGCTACACCCTTTCTTACAGCAAAGCACCCAGTTGCCAACCTATTAGCCCCTTACGTGAGGTACTCGGTCAATGGCATTTGACGACTTCCTCAACCAGACTGCCGTGATCAGCGAACTGCAATCCCTAAAGGATGTTCAGGGCGGCGTGTATCAATCTTGGATACCCGTTCTGACAGTCAAATGCCTTGTTCAGCCTAGGTCCGGTGGTGTTGACCGTGAAGATGCCAAAGACGGTTCTGCTGCAACGCATAACATCCTGCTCAAAGGCTCGCGTAACCTTACGGCACGCAATCAGATAAAGGTTGGAACATATGTTTATAACGTGGTAAGATGTAATGACTGGAATTCCTTGAGCCATCACACAACCGCTGAATGCGTAGTGGAGACATCCTGATGGATATTAACTCCGCAATGAAACTGATTAATCAGATCGCGAAGAGCGGCGTAACGTCCGGTTCCAGCCAGAGCATGCCCCAGAAGGCCTCGAAGCAATGGATCTCAGCGAACAATGATGTTCATAAGATTAATTCAGCAGCACTGGATGCCGTGGCAGAACACGCTGTTAAACGAGTGAAGAGATCATTAAGCGAGAAGTATCCACCTTCCTCCCGACCAGGCGAAGCCCCTGCGAGCAGAACTGGAACTCTCCGTGATTCGATTCACTGGCGAAGAGGCGTAGAATCCCGTCAATTCCCAGGACCAGCCAGCAATTCTGCCAGTGATGAAAAGCGATTTGCCGCCAAGAAGCCAGCAGACTATGCATGGCGAGAGAAGATCCAAAGAGAAGGCTTTAGCGACAAATCGATGATTACGCCCTATCCCTCCAGAAAGCCCCCGTCTATTGGAACACGAATCATCCAGGTCAATCCTCGAGCAGTAGATAGCTCAGAACGCAGTCGTCTTGAGTATTACAGCTATTACCTTGAATCAGGCTGGTGGTCCAAAGGGAACGATGGATTTGGCGATAAACGACCTAAAAGCGAAGGCTCAGGCAAGAAAATCAAGCGGCAGTCCGTCCCTAAGAGTGAGAAGCGTGAGGGTCCAAAATGGAATCCACCGAGACCCTATCTCTCACGACTGGCTTGGCCTGGTATCGCAAAGGAACTGGAGGGAGTCTACAAGGATTACCTCAGAGACAAACTTCCAGCTGCCTTCAAATCGCTCGCAGATAAAGCGACCCTCAAGGTCACTTACAATCGTGGTCTTCGTGTTCCGTACATTTCCGACAACAAAAATCGTCTCTAGGGGTGGGTTTCGTAAATGCCAACCTCAATCGGCACTGACACTGATAATAACGGTACTACTACAGGGGGAACATCCATGCCTATCACAGCTTCCGGCGTAATCAGCGCGTCTACCAGCATGACTCTGACCGATTCTGATGTGAATAGCACATCCACGGTCACTCAGTCGAACTCGCTATCATCCGTCACTCGGCCTTCTACAGGGGTTCCCGCCTCGCCTACAGCGACAGAACTCACCCAGATGTATGCCGACCGCATCTTTAAGAAGACTTATACGGGCATCGCGGCCAATGCGACAACTACCGTATCGCTCAGTTCATTCCCGGACTTGTTCTGTAACACTGGCACGATCTCTAAGGTCAACTCTGTCAGCGTCAAGAACAACTCCAATGTGCCGATCAATTTTGTCTTTGACAACCTGACAGGTGCTACGGGCGATATCATCAAGGTTCCGTCCTACGGATACGCACAGATTGGCGCACCTCTGGATGGAATCGCTGTCACCGCAGCCAACTTCACTTTGACGTGTGCCACAGCTAACTCCACAGCCGATGCCGTTGTGACAATCGCTTACCAACGATGATTCCATTTGCCCAGATCGTCAACCGCTGGACAGCTTATTCAGTAGCTCCGATGTATGTCGGGGCTATTCCTGAAGGCTTGTTCCCACCTTACGCAGCACTCAACGTGGTGCAAAGCAATCAGGTGACACTCAGCGGAAACGCGATACTCTGGACGGAGTCTCTTCTGCAATTGAGCGTGGCTCACACAACACTTGCAAACTGCGAGTCTCTGGCTTCGGTAGCGATCCAGACTTATGACCGCAAGAAATTTGACGGGGTTGCTGACATGACACTGCTCAACCGAGCCACCTCTTACAGCGAACAGCCTAATCTCACAGGCAACCGCATATGGACTGCGACACTGGAATTCCGAGTCAGACACTAATATCCCACCAAGGAGACTCCGATGGCAGCAACACCAAGACCAACGCCAGTTGACAAATACGCACTAGGGCGAAACAGCTTTGTAGAACTCTACTTTCGCGGCCTGACCTCAGCAGCAAGCACCTATGACGTAGGGTTTTCTATCTGTATTTCCGAAGGGACGCTTTCCCTGGACACAGATACTATTGAGATTAACTCTAATTGTCAGAACGGATGGAAGGTTAAACTTCCTGGACTAAAGTCTGGGACTCTCAGTTTTACAGGCTACATCGCCTCGTCTGTGAATCAGACCCCCGGTCCTGGTATGACCTTTGATCCAACCACAGCCCGAAACAAGCATGACATCATGCAGTATCTGGGTGAACCGTGCGTTGCTTTTGTCTATTCTCTTCAAAACCCAGACGAAAACTTCTTTGGCAGCGAAACAGCCTTAGATCCAGAGATCCCGTTTGCTCTCATAGCAGACATTCAAAACCTTAAAGAGCTTCCTAACGGATTCTTTAAAACTGGATCTGTAACGATTAGCCCAGACGACGCAGTTAAAGTCTCTATGAGCGTTGAATTGTCTGGCAAGCAGATAGTCCAAGGGTATGTGGCTGTCGGGGCTTTGGCTCCCGCTCCTTCCGCTTAATCACTATCCACTTGAAAGGTGGGATCTACCATGTCAGAAGCATTCTATATCGACAAGCTGGCTAACTCTGGAATCGAAGTCAAGATGGCAGGGGCGACCTTTCGGGTTCGTCAGCTTACACTTCGCGATCAGGGCGTTCTCCAGGCAATCATTCGCAAACTGCAACCATTCCCATCGGAAAAGGCCAAGAAACTGGTCATCGGAATGGATAAACAAGTGGCGGGAGATGTGATGAAGGAGGCTCTAAAGGCCGACCTTTTCTATCCGACTCCGGTGGCATCCCCCGAAGGTTTGCAATTACTGGTCAACTCAGACGAAGGCCAGAAGGCACTCTTGAAAGCCGCAATCGGTCGTAACGAGGGTGTCTCTGATTCCACGATTGAAGATCTGTACGGGGAACTCTCCTACGCAGAATTCATGCGGATTGCCGCCATTGCTGTCTCTGGAGAAGATCCAGACAACGACCCAAAAGCGGAATGAGCAGCGGTTCGCATAAAGGTGATTCAGGAATGAATTATCAGAAGTTGATCAAGAATCTCGTTGTCGATGGGCATATGTCCTTCCATGAGGTTCTTGATTTAACTCCTTTACAGATCGCTGCTCTGATGGCTGAAAACACGATCCCGCCAGGCGAAGTTGATCCAGATCTATACCGGAGAATTGTAAATGGCTGATCCAACCCCCTTTTGGAAAATCAATCCTCCGACCCCGACTACTGTAGCTGGAATCCCATACAATCAAATTGATAAACTCCCAGACGAACCAAGCGATGTAGATATTTCATGGCTCGACCCAGGGATCATTCAGTCGCACACTCGCTACTGGTTCCCCGACATGACTGGCTGGCGTGTAGGTTACGGCAAAAACGGATTAACGAGTTGCCAGCAGTCATGGGTTGCTCCTTGGAAATGCAAGGTTGAAGCAGAAAGCACAGATGATCGTCCTACCGAGAAGGCTGTCGTAGCGTACCTACCTGTTGTCCTCAGGCAAATGCTGAGTTGGAATCGCGAGCGATACTCTTACTACAACAAGTTTTGGGACATGGACCTAGCTGAAGCGATGGCACTCCGCAGTCATGGGAAGAACCAGTACAGAAACTTGGTCATTACGGATATCGAGCTTATACCGAGAACAGACCTGCTTGACACACAGTCGGAATCCAAGATTGTATCGGACACTGGGACTCGGACTTCGCTTGGAGTGATGTCTAACTCTGGGGATAAGACTCGATGGGACAAGGACAATGCCGATGTTCTTGAGTTTACCCGAATGGTTCAGCAGCAACTCCGCATGACGACCACAGGTGGAATAGAAACAGACTTCTTAAAGCTCTATCAACAACCTTTTCCACGCATCCGCTCTCAGTTTTGGCAGATTAATATCACTTGGCAACCTGATCCGTACCAGAACAGATACGGAATTCGTTACGCAAAAATCGATATACAGCCTTCGTTGCGAATGGAGTCGCTCAAGAACGTACCGCTGGGAGTTGTTCCCACCAGGTTTGATGGGCAACCGGAGTTCACTTTTATAGATCCCAACGTAATTGTAATTCCCAAAGGGACTCCAGGTGGAGACCAGTCCGACCCAGGCAATATGGGCAAGAACGCGCCTGTTGATTACATGGGCAAGCCTGAATGGATTCAACCAATCTCTACGGGTTTTCCTGTCAGAGAAGCTCAGATCACTTTCAAAGTATCGTACCCGTGGGTCAGTCTTAAAGATCTGCTAATCGCTGGGCCTATCGGTAACCCCGGGCAGCTGGACATCAATTCCAAGGCAGGATTTCCTGGGGAAGTCGGTCCGCTAGCCATACCCGAAGGCCTATACATCGGATGCGTCAACAGGAAGTCTTTTCTGGGATACTCGAGAGGCAGAGTGCTGTACAATTCCGCAGAGATCACTGAATCTACAAGCCCGATCACAGGAAAAATTGGTTACGAGGTGACACACGAATTCATTGTTAATCCGAACATGGAGTGGAACCAGACGAGATATACGGGCGATTATCTGCCGTCACCAAACGATGTGATTAAGTGGTACAGCAGACAAGCTACGCCAACCTCAATAGGATTGCAACCGGGTGAAGTTCCAGCAGACACAAAGAACCCGTCGTTCAAGACTGGCTACGTAGTGCAGATGCTTCCAGCCGCCGGAGGCAGACGTGTTCACCGAGTCGCTATGATCCCAGTAGAACCATATGATTTTCAAGCCGTATACCCTTACCCGTACAAGGATTTCAAGAACCTTCTTTACTACGGGATGGTGGGCGACAAAGTCCAATTCGACCCAGAAATAACAATAGAGGGCTGATCCATGTCCAACTCAGTCAATATCACGGGATCAGACTTCGGCGAACTGACAAAAGCTCTCTCCACGATCAACAGGGTAGCGGCGAAAGCCAACGCCAAGATTGACTCGATGTTCCAGCTTAACTTCAGTGGATCAAAACTATTTTCCTCTCTGGATGCCCTAAACGGTAAACTCGCAGTTGCCAGAATCCGCGCCGATGGCCTCGCCACAGCCCTTAAAGGACTCAAAGGAATCGGGTCGATCAAGGTTCTCTCTGGTGGTGGGTCTGGTGGAGCATCAGGTGGAGGTGGAGGTAAAAGCAAAGATAAGAGTGGGTTCTGGATCAGTTCTGACACTGGGTACTTTAGGAATCCTGCCTCCGACCTCAAAAACAACTTCGCTTCCAGTCTCCATGCTATGCTTCAAGCGGATAAGTTTAATAAGAAGATGGAGATGAAAGCCGCAAAGGATGCGTTGTCTGTTGAAAAGCTGAAAGGTCGGCAAGGGTCGGCTTACTTTGTTGGTCCAATCGACCAAGGCATAGCTCAGAAACGATACGACGCATCAATCGCCAGAGCCAAGGAACGTGACGCTAAAGCAGCAGAGAGGGCAGCAAAAGCCAGTGAAAGAGTCGCAGCACAGCAAGAAGAGATGGCAAGAAAGTCTCGCAACAAGCTGATCTCAGACTCTTCTGCCAGCAATACTATCGGCAATCTCGCAACAAGTGCATGGAGACGCAAGCTCGGTCTCAAGAATCTCTTTGACTTCCAATCAGCCAAAGGCTTACTTAACGGTGGTTCAGGCAATCCGCTCATGGTCTCCCGCTTCGGCAATCCCGGTCAGATGCCCCTGATGAGCCGTTTCCGAGTATTTCAGCGGCCATTTCCTGGCTCGGAACGCAATCCGTTTGCTCTGGGTGATGCTGCGAACATCATGAACAATGCTGTTTACTCGGCTGGTCGTGGCGTCGAAGGTCTATTCAAGGGCATCACTTCCGCTGGCACAGACTCTGTTCGAGCCTTGACAGGTTTCACACAGATCGGTCTTTCGTTTGCCACATCCTTAG